AGTTATCCTCATCTAAACACTTTCTTTGAGATAAACTTATTTGTTCTTCTAAATAAGTTCTTATTTCTTTGAAGGCTTCAGCCTTTGAGAGGCTTTTGCCTTTATCTGATTTCAAATCCATATAAATATTATACCATAATTTTATTAAAAAGTCAAGGTTTATAGCATGTCTTCCATGTCATCTGGGCTAGTATCTAACCCACCTTGCAAATCATTTTCAAGCATTTGTTCCTCTATTGGAGGAGTAGCAGCTTGTTGCTGTAAATCTTGCTGTATTTGAAGTTTAAGTTTTTCTTGTTCTGCTCCCTCAAATAACATAGCGTTATCTTTAATGAAGTCATACTTTTCAAAACCCATATACTCTTCTACCATATTAGCAAGTTTCTTAGCTGAAATATGAGGAGCAATAACTTGTCCAATAGGACTATTAAATACACCTAACATATTCTGCATTAGTTGTGCTCGAGCTGCATAATGTCTAGCACCAATAGGTCTAATCTTACCACGAGATGTTAAGTCTTCTTTAGTAATAGATATAAAATCTGTAACACCAAAATCATCATCCATAACTTTAGCAAGCTCAGGTAAGTTCATATTACGTTTAGCTACTTCAAGCATAGTATTTAAAATTGGTTCTAAGAACTCAATTTCAAATTGATTAATTTTATTTTGGAAGATACGAGAAGCAGCATTTTGTAACTGTTGTACTTCAAATGCAGTCTTTTCTCCTGGAGTTCTAAAGCCCATAGCTTCTTTAGGAGCTCCTGCCATTTCTTCCATAATATTTAATATAGCTGCAATCTCATTGTTAACTTGAAAAGCAGCAGCATTAGGAGGCATAGCTTCTACATCTCCATCTTCAGGAATATGAATAGTTTGTTCAGGACCCCATTGAAATGGTTCTACATCTCCTTTAATCTTTAATGGTGGATGTATAGTTAAATCTAAAGCGTCAGCTTTTAAGTTTTCTAAATGATCTACACGATACTGTAAACCAACTAAGTTATCTAAAGGACCCATAGCATATAGATTGTCAGGACGTTTTCTCCAACCTACATGATGTTTAGAATCTCTACCAATATAAGAAGGATTATCAATAATTCTAGCAATATAACTTCTATCTATAACAGTAATAATTTTATTCTTATGTAACTGACGATCTACAGTATCATAAAAGTCACCTTCAAATTCTAAAATTTCAATGTAACCTGATTGATAATACTCTTGTAAAGAACCAAAACCATCTACTATATAAGCTTCTGATTTATTAATATCTTCTATTTTAAATTGAGATAAAGAGTTTCTTATTTCTAAAGCACGATTTACTGCAGCTTGATCATAATTAAGATCTGGTCGTTCTTCAATCTCAGTCATTAACTCACCAACTGATTTAATATATCTAGTAAACTTAGGAGCTTCTGAGAAGCTAGGAGCTGTAGGATTAAATACAATATCAAATGGAGAAATACGAATTACTTTAGGACCATTATAAGTAGTAATTGTTTCTCCAGTAACAGGATCTATATGTTGTTCATTTATATATTGAACATCTGCAAAACAATTACCATAATCAATATAATCTGCTACAAGTTGTGATATGGTTTCTCTAAAGCCAGACTCTTTAACTTTAGTTTTCATGTAAGCTTGAATAGCTTTACGTTTAGCTACAAAGTTATCTTCTAATGTAGCACCTTCCCATTTCATCCAGTCATCATTAGGAAATAAAGCATCCATATAATTAGCATGAAGGTTATCTCTAATTTGAGTTAACTTAGGTAAAGTAGTTTTATTTTTCCAGGGAAGTCCTGAGTTAGATGTTGTAGTAGTATCAGTAGCAAAAAGATAGTTACGTAATTCTCTCCACTCTGACTCTTTGTTTTGTCTTTGAATCCACCATTGATTATACAAAGCTGCAAGATTTCTTGCCATTGTATCTGCATTAACTGCCTTTTCAAATTGTGCGACTTTACCTGCCATATTTTTTCCTTAGTAAGTTACTCCACCAAAACGAGAGTGTGTTATTACATTGCTATTGCTTACTGCAAAACCATTTGCTCTTTGTCTAGGTACTATAGAAATAGCTATAGCATTTGACAATGCATCTTTAATATCATCATGAGGTGGGTGTCTCATACTGAGTTCTTCTTCTAGAGGTTGACAGTTACCACCTTTATAATGCCATATTTGTTTGTTATGATACTTAGGTTCTAGTACAGAATTAATACGTTGATTCTTATCTCCTAAATGTCTAGTAGGTCTAAACTCATCTATAACAAGAGGTATACCATTTGGTTTAAGATAACTTTCTTTTAACTCTCTTACGATAGTTTGTTGAGCTACAGTTATCTCAGCTCTTAGTTTTCTAAATCCCCATTTTTCCCAAGCTCTAAGTATGTGATCATAGTAATCTACAATACGATCTGTTTTAAATCTATCTATATCTAATACGTAATAGTTAGCTTGATGATCTACACCTACTACAACTAAAGCTGTGCTGTCAGCTTGTTTACGTAATGAGAAAGCAAAGTCAATAGCTGCATATATATTTAACTTACGATCTCTAATATACCAGTCACCTTCTTTATTAACTAAGACTGCTCTATCATAATATTGAAAGTCTTCTGAGTTTAAATTAGCAGTCTCTGTACTATTAGGATCATTATAATACTGTGCATAAAACTGAGTTTGATCTATATACTTAGCTTTAATTCTTGCAAGTTCTCTTGCATCAAATCCAAATACTTTACCATCTGATCTTTTTTGTTTAGCCCAAAGAAACTCACCTTCAGTTTCTACTACTCTTTGAAACAATTCATAAACTGCTTCTTCTTTTTCTAATTCACCTTCATCATCATAAAGAGATTCTTTCATGTTTACCATGGTATCATATATATCTCTAGGATGATAACGAGTACCAACAACCCACTCATAAGCACCAGGATTTTCAATGGAAGCCAATTGTGAATATGCCGCTGCAACCTTATCTCGTCCTTCTTCAGTATAAGCATTGCCTGGTACAACGATATCGTCAAGGACAACAACGTCAGCGTGGAAGCCAGTAGTATTACTAGTAAGCCCAACAGCTTTACAAGTAGCATCTCGAACTCCTTCCTCTTTTCGTCTTGGATGATCTACTGCAATCTCTGCAACAGCCCACTTCTCTCGTTTACCCTCTTCAGGATGTATCATGTCTGCCCAGTACCTTCTATAAATTGGGCTATCTATAATTTGTTTAATAGCATACAATTGTTTTTCTGCTAAGTCAGCAGTAGCTGACACATATAATATTGTAGTTTCAGGATGTTTAGTAATCCACCAAGCAGTTCTATAAGCTACTAGTTTTGACTTCATATGACCACGAGGAAGCAATACTAATTGGTTAGCCTTAGAATCTTGTTTACACCACCATGCTATTAACTCTTCATGCACTGCACCTAACATTAAATGAGGTGCTACTAGTCGTATAAAAGTAAGCAGATCTGCTTCTGCTGCCTCTCTGATTTGGTCAATCTGAGTCATGTTATTTTTTCTTTTTAGGTTTACCCCAGTTGTTTTGCATATCTTTATATGCTTTAGCACTTATAGTAGATTTCTTTTTACTTCTACTAGTACCTGCTTTTTTTCTTTTATTTATATTCTCTACTAAACTCATTACCATTTAACCTTATCTGCCCAGTAAGCTGCTGACATTTTACCTCTAGCTATATTCTTAGCATGTCTAGCTTTAAAAGATTTTTGTCTAGCTTTTTCTTTAGGTGTAGTAGGATTAGCTCCTGCACCTTTTTTACCTTGTTGACCAAAGCGAATAAGCTTTACTTGATCTCCTGATTTAGCTACAACAACATGAGATTTAGTTGGATGTCCTGGAGTACGTTTAGGTTTATTATATCCTGATACTCCAGCTCTTTCTAGTCTAGGATCTTTAGCCATTATTTAGTTATACCTTTCTGCTTTTCATAAGTTCTTAAACCTGCTAAACCCAACATTGCAAATGTTAATTCAAGTAATGCATCTGTTTGAAAGTCAGGTAGTGGTACATCTACACCATATAAAGTAATCATCCAAATAATTAATGGTTGTAATACAAATACCCATGCAAATCCTAAAGCAGCTACCCAACCTAAACAAGGTCTCCAACCTGCAACCCATACTGATCTATGTGATGCTTCTACTTTGTTAGTTTCTGCTTGAGCTAAGTTTAATTGTGCTGCATTATCAATAAGAGCTTTTTCAATTTCTTGTGCTGCTTTTTCTTTAGCATTTTTATCTGGAATAACTCTGTCTAATACAGAACTAACTACACTAATTATAGGACCCCACATCATTTAGATATGACCTCTTTCAGAACGTCTCTTATTTTCTTCAGTTTGTTTTTTTGTGTTAAGTACCAAGGGACGAGGTTTAGATTTAGAAACTCTTTCAGTGGTTTCTGAAGTAGTATTTCCCAAAAAATTATTGTCAGTATCACTAAAATTAAATAGCTCATCTATAAACTCTCCTGTAAAAATTTTTTTAAGTTTCTTAATCATAGTTCAGGTTTAGGTCCTTGCCAAGGTTTAAACTCTGCTTTATCATAAGATACTGATTCATCTAATTCAAACCATCTTACAATAACTAAAGGTCCATCTACATTCCAACAACCAATATGAGGTTGATGGTTTTCTTCAGTAGCTACTGTAAGGTATTGATAGAAAGGTCCCATCTGTTCAGGACAAGGATCTACAGTTAAATAAATAAAACCAACGTCAGTAGGAGTAGCCATTACTTGAGGTAGTTCTTCTGCTTTAAGTTTACTTGTCATAACACTTACAAGTAAACCTATAAAGCCTGCAACTAATCCCCAGATTAGTTTATTTAACATACCTTCAATACGATCTAATCTATGATGAATAGTTGCATAACGTTCAGCACACAGCTCTTCATGAGATCGTAATTCTTGTTCTACTTCTTTAGGAGTTGTCATTAAATATTCCTACTAATTTGCTGCATAGTTTATAAATTGAGCAATACTTACCCTTGTTCCGTTGCCTTGCACTGGTCTTGATTGATGTATAGCACATCCAGGAAAAATAATAGCCCTGTTTTCTTTAAAATCTATTTCCTGGTCTATGTCTTTAAAATACATACCTCCGCCACTAAAGTCCCCTAGACCTAGTAATATTATTACAGTAAATAATGATAGATCTGTATGCTGATTGTACATTTCATTATCATTATAATAGTTTACTAATACAGTATCAACTGTAGAGTTTCTAATATGTTTATAATGTACGCTACGATCAATCAACTCATCTAAATACTGATGTGTAAATATTTTTTGATTATAATTTACAATTGAAGATTCATTAGCATCATAATATAATTCATGCAAGAAGACACCAGTCCCAGTCTTTTGGTGTTCAAATCCATTCATAGCATCACCAGTTTGACCTGGTCTCTTTCTAAATTTATAAATACTAACTAACTCATTTTTAACATCATGTAACTCTTCGGGTGTGTAGAAATCATCAATGACTACTAAATCTAAATTAGGCTTTTCTATAATGCTTAATTTCATTTCCACTGCTCTCCACCTGCCCATACAACAGCAGACTTTCTAATACCTTTTGTTACAGGCTTGACTCGATGCAAAACATAAGACGGGAAAAACCAAGCTCTGCCTTTTTTCATTTCTAACGTAACTTCTCCACCACCAGTATTGACTTGCAATTCACCACCTTCAAATTCACATGGATCAGATAGCATTAACACCATTGATAACTTTCTAGGTATATTCAAATCAGCAATATTACCATCAATATGCCAGTCATAGTGACCTTGAAAAGCTGAACTATATTCTGTTAACTGCATCTCTTCATACAGCCCTGTAATGTTTACATGAAAGAATTGACTATTTACTTTCGAAAATACATTAGCTATTTTATTCCATATATGCTGATGATCTTGTGAAAAATCTACCCATCCAACATTCGTTCTTCTTACATTTAAATTAATTTTATTTTCATCGGTTTGCCCTCCGACTTCTGCTGTATGTGGATATTGAAATGATTTATGGTAAGCTAAAAATCTAATTTCATCTTCAGTTAAAAAATCTTCCCAATACACATAACTTTCCATACCATGATGATTTTTCGGATTCAATAACAACATACAATCTATTTTACTTCCATCAACAATGTTCTGTTTTTCATGTATGAGTATTCTTTTCTATGATTATTATCACCTATCTCGGAGGCATGCTCACCATCAGCATATACATAATGTAAGAACACTTGACCAGAATAATAACCTTCTGGACCATCACATTTATCTCTCCAATGCTCTTGTTCTATTCCGTTATATAACAAGCCATCGCCTTCTGCAAGATCAACACGTGTACCTTCTAAATATATAGGATAAGAATAGTGATGAGATCTTCCTAACTGCAAAGTAACACTGACTTCACATGCAGGTCTATCAGTATGTTTTTCTAACACATTTCCATTTTGATACAATCTTGCATAAGCATAAGTTGGTATTAAAGGTCTACCTACATGCCCTTCAATTCTGCTCCATAAACGTTCTTGTAATGTTTCAAATACAATGTCATGACTCATGAGAGTTAATGAGTTTGGCACTTGATCGTCTTCTTTTTTTTCTTGCAAGTCTATGTTGCGTAGCAGTATATGGGTAAAATACTGACAAAATTCTTTTGGTATAAGATTTTTAATTATCATTTAATAGTAAACTTATGTACTTCTCCACCATTTAACTCTACCATAACATTTTTATCTAAAGGAACATAGTTAAACTGTCTTAATTTTACACCATTAACTGTTACTTTATCACCATTAGTAATTAATAAAAATGAGTTTTCAGCAGCATTTACTTGACCACTAGTAACATTAGCAACTGTGTATTCATCAGTATTATTTTTAGGTAGAATTACTATCCATGTACATCCTTGTTCATTTGTAGAATAAGTAATCTTTTTATCATTCTTAAACTCACTCAGATCAAACCATTCTTTTAATGGTAAGTCATAGTTGACTACTCCATTAGATACATTGACATATCCATGTGCAAGATAAAACTGCATCTGCGTATTGCCTTGTAATGTGTTTGGATGCACAATAGAATCATTTGCTGTTGCTGCTCCAAAACATATTGCAAAATCTCTGCACTGTACAAGATTCATTACTCTCATTATGATCCCCTTACTCTGCCATTGGAGGTACAATCACTTCACTAGCGTATGTAACTTCAATATTAGTATTAATTAAATCAGAAACATTATATTCAAATGTTTGTCCAACCATTTCTTTTAATTTAGTTTGCATTTTTGTATTAGCTTTCGCTTGCTCTGCTAACTTAGCTTGTTCTGCTAAACCAATACCTTGTTCTGCAATTCTTTTTTTCAATACCTCAACATCAGTAATATCAGGATATTGTTCTATTGGTTGTATTGCAAATGCTTCATAATCTTCTGGATTATTAGTTTTTGTCTCGTCTGATGAAAAAGAAACTATAATAGAATTAGTATCCTCATCATATTCTTTTACTTTAAATTTAATTGTCTTCATAATGTCCTCGTTAATTAACTGGCTCCACCAAGTCGAGTGCCAGTTGTTTGCCATGTTGCGAAAGATTGCCCTGTAATGTATCTACCTGTAGAACCTCCTCCTCCTGGAGGTCTAGGGTTTTGCTTAACGCCAGTAGCACTTGCTCCTGCCTGACCATTAGCTCCTCTGGCTCCACCATTCCCACCTTTTCCAGTTGCTCCAATGGTACCAGTAGGAGCATTGCCGAGTTGTTTCGCTGGACCTCCTGCTCCACCTTGAGTTGCATTACCTGATGAGCCTGCATAACCATTGTACACGTCTGGATCACTTCCTAATGCTCCAGGAGGTGGTGCACCAATTCCTTTTGCTCCACCTGTACCTGCTTGAACTCCTGCACCACCACCACCACCAGAGCCACCAATCGGAGTATATGTAGCACCTTTTTGACCTACAGCAGTGACAAGAGAAACAGATCCAGATCCACCACCACCACCACCTGCACCTGCAATAGTTCCATTGTTAGTAATAGTTACAGGGCGATTGATATATAATCCATGACCTCCTGCCTGTCCAGCAACTCCATTTCCTCCTGGATGATTTCCTCCACGACCACCATTACCTGCACGCCCTACAATAGTTCCTTGATTAACAAATGTAATATTATCACCTGAATTAAAATCTGATGGTACAGATAAAGCATAAGTGCCTGTAGAGGTAGATCCTACAGTTACACCTGGATTTACAGTTAAAGTAATATCAGTAGTACCTGGAACATATGCAGGACTTGCTGTAGTTGCTGTATATAAATTATAATTATTAGTATTACCTGTAATACTTAAAGCTAGTGCTACTCTATTTTGAGCTCCATAAAAATTACCTAATGTAATAGCACCTGCAGAAGGTACAGCAGAGTTTGATGCACTATCTGGAACTAATCCACCTCCTCTATAAAATTCACTAACACTATGGGGAGCATCATCGTTAAACTCTGTTGCTATGTCTGTTAAATCAATTGGGGTTCCTGGTCCTGGTATAGCCATAATTAAATAGTTCCAAAAGCTGTTACATCACCAACAACTGTAAAGTTTCCACTAGAATCTAGTTTTGCTTTATCTGTTCCTTGATATGCAAATTTAAGTACTCCTGAAGATTCAGTTACTGTCCAGTCTCCTAAGTCTACAGTAGTAGCATTTAATGTAGCTACTGTAGGACTAGAAGTCTCATCAATTTGATCGGCACCTATTGCATCGTCTGCAATTTGTGCTGTATCAACTGTATCTAAAGAAGCTAGTGCTCCTAAAGTACTTTCTACAAAAGTTGCAATTTGAGTACCAGTAACTTTTTTACTTGTACCTGCTTCATTGATTTCATACTCGTTAGCACCTGCTGCTGCTGAGGCTGCTGTCAAGTCTGATATTTTTACATTTGCCATAGTTTAATAACTCCTCTTCCAAGCTCCGTTAGTGTGTTTGTAAATTTTAATATTTGTTATCCATGCTCCATTATGTTTAACATAAGGAACAAATGTTTTCCAAGTATCTTCATCATTATAATAAGGTTGACTTGTAAACAATGTTTTATCTGCAGAAACTAAAATAGAACCTTCACCTGCATTACCAAAAATATTAGTAGCTGTTCTAGTATCACCTGCTTCAGTATGTCTAGTATCTCCATTTTCTAAAATACGAGTATTTTCTACAGCACCATTTAAGAATTTACCAAATAAAGTTTTTTCTGCTGCAGCTACTTGTGAACCAATAGCACTTAAAGGTGATATTGCATATCTAATTCGCCTACCATTAACACTTTGTGTTCCTGATGCTGTTAATGCAGATTCTGCTAAACTTATAATTATAGATTCTGATGTTAATGTAGTAGAAGCATTTATATCTACGATACCTACTAAAGTTCCTGCTCCTGCTACTACTTTAGAACCTGTAGCTGATAAATCTGCAGATCCTTCTGTTATTAAACCACTTACACTTGCAACACTGCCTGTAGCAGAGAGAGTTATCTCTACTATATTAAAGCCTTCGGTTAATCGAGAATCACCATTCTCGGCAATACGAAAGTCACCACTTTCCGATATTCGATACCCGTTAGCCATTTATTTCCTTAAGCTAGTGTTAAGTCAATATTGCCAGTGTTGAACTGAAGTGTGTCTCCGTCTGCAATAGTTTTAGATGCTGACATAGCACCATGCCATAACAAGTTACCACCTGATGAGGCATCATGAATACCAATATGAGTAATTGTACCCCAACCACCACCACTAGCAGTAAATGTAATATTAGCTGTATTGTCGGTTGTACCACCAGTACCTGATGCTGTATTCCATGTAGCTGATTGTCTAGAATATCCATTACCTGATACTTCTGTACCACCACCTGAATCACTAGGTGCTGCTGTATATAAACCAATATACCATGCTGTTGGACGTGTAACAGAGTCTGTTGTCATTAACCAATTAAGCAATAGATTCTCTGCGTGATCTGATAAAGCTGCCATTTATTTCTCCTGTTAAGTTATTTTAAACCAAATATCACCATCAGAGCCTCCTGAAGGAGATGCTGTACTTATCGTAACCTTCTGCGTGATACTTTGATAATTATTGTAAATAGTATTCATAGAAGCTACATAGTCAACTCCATTTACTCTAAAGCTTGTTACGTCTATATCACCTACATTTAAAATGTCATTACCATTTAAATCCAGATTATTTTCCATGGAGTTAGGCTCACCAGTTGGATTATCTCGATATAAAACTTTATTTTGAAATTCATTTTCAATAGTATCAAATGAAGCGTTCAATAATGAGATTGAGGCATAACCTGACTCTATATTACTAAGTGATAACTTTGCCACTATTTGTCTCCTACGACTTTAAGACCTATACGTTCAAGGTCTGATTCAAATTCTTTTTTAAGTTTAGTATTGGCTTTAAGTTCTCTATCTACTTCTTCTTTAGAAGGTCTACCCCTCTTCTGAATATATCCTTTCTCTACGAGATACTTAGAAGCTTGTACTCCCTTCGCATCGTTATCTCTAGATGCGTGTATCAAAGCTTTAAGTCCATGAGCTTTCAGACGAATATCTAATTCATCTCTCCAACCCTGTATCATGTTCTTGATGTCTGGTATTGTGTCGTTAGCTAATTTATTCCAGTGATCCCATGATCCTAGAACCTCCATAGCAAACTCGTATTCATATCCTGGAATGTGATCATATGCCATGTATAGTTTCTTCATAGAAACATACTTAACACCATCACGTTCTATATCCTCATCCTTGGTCGTAAAGACAGGGGGATACTTGTTAGTATCCACCCCATGCCTTAGTTCCCAGAAAAGGGATTGAGTGCGATAACGACCTAAGTCGTCTTTTAAGTTGAGACTATTAAATGTTTTCATAAGATATAATTATACGCTTTACATAATTATTATATCATAAAATATAGTCTTTGTCAAGAAGATATTTATTTATTTTAGTCTACATAATTAAATAATTACATAATTAAAAAGTTTCCCCCAAAGGAAACTTTTTTTAATTAATAATTAATAATTACAAATATTTTATCATATTTTTAAATAAAAGTCAATAGACTTTTGATTTAAAAAACTTATCATTACCCCACTCTAAACAGAATATAAGACACTACCCCTTAGTAGCAAGCTATGCGAGGGGTCTAACGACCCTGAGCAAGTTATTAGTTCCCTTGATGTTAGAAATTTCTCTGAGAAATTTTTTAGTTACTATGCAATTAATGACAGGTGGGTAGGTATCCCCCTGGTCCCTAGAAGAGATTGTTTAGCAAAATAGGACATATCTTATTTGTAACTTGTATTACAATTTATAACAGTGCTACACATATAAATCATTGTTTATATTAAGAAAAGTTAATGGGGGTAATGTGAGTATATAACTTTTATATCGACCACCTAATAAGTATCCTCATCTCCTTTCTATTATGGGGTATAAAGCTTCTACTAATGCTGATTCATGTGTCTGAGTAACACTTCATAACCTAGTTTCGTCGAAGTCCCAGACAATCTTTTCACAGACGCCACAGAAGTATCGAGTCTTTGTTCTCGCACATCACTTCAACTACTCTCATTAATCTGAAGCACAAGAACCAATCTTGAATCATCTTCAGCCAAGGCAAACATCATCAATATACTAAAATTGATTACCAACATCTTAACCATTGATCATTTCATTATAATTTTTAGTTCGAATAGAACTATATTTCCTTTCAACTCATGCTTGTTATCACCTTAAATAATCGCACAAAATTACTACAATAATAACGTTTACCACAATCAGGCCATTTTTGGGATTACTTTTTCTTATCACAAAAACGATGATAAGAATAACTAATCACCAAAAACATCCTTGATTATGGTATAACTATTATTGTGCAATTTCGCACAATTTTTTAAGGAGATACAATCATGGCTGAAAAAAAATACAGTCCTTTTCAAACAAAATTATATGAAATGACCAACGGTCAACCTGTTGGATCACTTTTGTATATCGCTGAGTTCGCTCTTGACCTCGCTGCTTCTAAGATTGGTCGTAGTGCCCCAGATCAACGAGAGATAGTAGAAGGCTCTGCGGATCAAATCCACGAACTTCGTGACATCCGTAAAAAGAGCTGGGAGCGTCAACAAAACTCAGGTCCTGAAGAGATAACTCTTCCAAATGAATCAACATCAGCAGATGCTGGTTATGTTTCATAATAGAAAGGGGCTTCGGCTCCTTTTTATTTGTCTCAACAAAAGTGATACACTCACTGGAAAGGTAGAATATTATGCTAGTCAAGATAGAACACAAAGTTAGTAAACTTCAAGATATAGTAGAAGAACTTACAGATGAACTATTTGAAGAGGGATGGAGGTTCAAAGAGTATGTCAAAGAAAGCAAGATAGACTATATTAAGTGGTTATATGATACAATAGATAGACAAGACAAGGCAAACAATGAGCCAGTGCATCGGCAACCTAATCTTGTCGAGGTAAAAAAGTATTATAAAGATATGCAAAGACAACAAGCTAGACAAGCCAAAGAGTTAGCACAAACACTGGGAGTTGTCAAGCTATATAAAAAATTAATACCTGGAGTATGGAATTATGAATCTAAATAAATATAATTACGATACACTACTTGAAGTCTATTGTGTAGTATGGTATAGTTACTTTAATAGGTTTCCTGCACCTAGTCGAGTCAATCTAGACAGGAATGTTTTAGAACATAGGATAGATTTATTAAGGAGACACAGATGATAATGCTTTTCATATTAGGATTAGTGTGTGGGTTATTTATTGCTATGATGGTTTATGTGTACATGGATGTAAAGATCCATGAACTACATAACAAGATAGCCTTCATTATACAAGAACAAATAAATTGTAAGGAGAAATCTAATGAGTCAAAGTAAAGATAAATATTTTGAATTGCTTGTTCGTGAAGAGACCATGAAGAAGTATGTGGTTAGAGCAAACGATCAGCAACAAGCTGAGCGTATCTTCGAGGATTTTCAACCGTATTATGATCGAGATAATAAGGTTGAAGTGTGTAGTCAAGATAGGCATATCATTGATATAAGTTCTGTTGATGGTAAGCCATTTTAATTAAGGAGAAATAAGATGACAGATCAAGAGTTATTAATCTTGGTAACAGTGGGTATTATATACTTATTGTTTAGAGGAACATCTCAAAACAAAATAGATCAAAAAGAAGAGGATGATAAACATCTTGGTATATAATAAATTCGGATGCCCCTACGGGGGCGAAGGGCATCCTCATGGATAAAGTGAGGGTGTATTTTGTAATCAATAGGAGAAGTCAACATGAAACCTATAGTAATGCATGATCTTGCTACTCAAATAAGCAAGCACGATGTGCTTAATTATTTCAGAGAGCAAGGTTATGAGGTAATAAACAGGATAGGCTTTTACGAAAAGTGGGAATACAATAGCACTTTAGATAGAGGCGAATCCCAAATAGTTTATACTTTAGAACATGCTGTTGGATTCTACGACCAAGAAGATAATAGATTTAGACGAGCCTTCTGTATATCTGATCAAGGTAGATACAAACCAGATGCATGGAACTTTCATATCTATGATATCTTTACTAATAACTGCATTGAACTCGGTATCATTACAGTAAGAGGACACAATGGCAGAAATTATGGTATAGATTCCTGTATAGCAGACGGTATATACTATGGTATCAAAGGTCTTGATTGTTTTTATAAAGATGGTAGAATCAAGCGTGGCTTTGGTGGACATCTTAATCGTAGACTATCAGGCTTTAGTAGTAACTCTAGAACTACTGCAATTATGTTAAGTATTGCAGTAAATAGTCTCGACATGACAGATGATAGAGACAATCCTACTCAAGCTATCTGTAATAAGTTTGGTATACAAGATAGAGGATTATTCGGTCACTGTCATTTTAACAAACATATAGTTACACTAAAACCAAAACTTAGAAAGGTTTGTTTATCAGGTAGAGTAGTTCATATACTTAAATCAGAAGATCCAGAAGCTCACGGTTATGAAATGGATACTAATAGAGATTCGTATAGTTCTTCTACTTATTATTATAAACTACCTAACGAAATCTATGTTGATGAAGAGTATGTAGATAGAAATAGTGTAGTTATGAAAGAGTGTGACCATTGTAATCGTGAGCATATTGATGAGTATATTATTAAGCATAATGATCAACATTTATGTCTTGATTGTGCACCTAGAGATTATCGTATACTAGATTATAGTACTAACGTAGAAGAATCTTTAGAGTTTAAAGCGACAAATGTCAAGAAAAATCCTCTTTACTTTGGTATAGAACTTGAGTATGAGTCCGCTCATAAGATGCGTAAGACTAGAATCTACACAGGAAATAAGCTTAAGAATCATGCACTTATGAAGAGAGATGGTTCGCTTAGAGATGGTGTAGAAGTAGTTAGTTGTCCCGCTGAGTTTGATATTCACAAACCCATATACAAATCATTCCTTGATGATTTGCCCGACAACATTACAGTATCAAATAGAACAGGCATGCATGTCCATGTATCTCGTAATGCTTTGTCACCACTTCAAGAAGGTCGTATCATTGACTTCATGAATCGCAGTGACAATCAAAACTTTATACGTAAGATAGCTATGCGTGAGTCTAATAACTATCAAAGACCTTGCGATCATAGTTTACGAACAGCACTACGAGTTCGTAAGAAAATTAAAGATGGCTATGATTTATATGCTTATCCAAAGTATTCTAATCTTAATCTAAGTAAAAAACATACCATTGAGTTCCGTGTATTCAGTACACCCAGAACTTATAAAGAGTTTATGATTAAGATGGAATTTGTAAAAGCATTAGTTGACTATTGTCAACTAGCATGGTACAATGTAGGTCTTAAGAGCCAGACCTACTATGAAAATTTTACTAACTGGCTCAGTGAACAACGCAAATCATACAGTGATTTGTATAATTTTTGTAAGGAGAAGTCATTATGTGCATAGCAATTTATAAACCAAAAGATAAACATATTAAGAAAGAAATTCTTAACTTATGTTATCAAAACAATCCTGATGGTGCAGGCTTTATGTTTGCAGAAGATAAAGAACTTAAGATACAAAAAGGATTCTTTAACTTTGAAAAGTTTTACAAAGCTTACAAGAAACATGAAGCTAAGAAATGTGTCATCCACTTCCGTATTAAAACACATGGCAAAGTAGATGAAACAAACTGTCATCCATTTTATATTAACAATTCAATGGGCTTTGTACATAATGGTACAATCACAGGCTTTGGTAACGATACATTCAGTGATACTATACAGTTCAATGAAGGTATCTTACAAAAACTTGTAGGTAAATGGGGTAATCTTGCATTGTTTCAAGACCCTATTGTAGATCTTATTGAGAATCGTATTGGTTGGAGCAAACTTATTATGCTTGATCGACATGGTAATCATAAGATCTTTAATGAAGAGAAAGGTGAGTGGGATAATGGTGTATGGTATTCTAATAAATCATACCAACCTGCACCTAAGTATCCTGTTCAAACATCATGGACTAAGTATGACTGGGGTAGATATAGTAAACAGCTTACGCACTCGGTCTCTCCCGAGCCGATTGCTCAGTCTGTTTTTAAAGAAGGAGATCAATGTCAAGTAATAAAACCTATTAAAGATTTTGCTACAGGATCTGTAATAGATGTAGGTGAGTGGGTTGAAATTGTAGGATGTAATAAAGATGGATCAGTAGATATTGTAACTGATGCAGACGATCCTACAAAACCATTTGTATTCTACAATGTATCAACAACAAAATTAATGCTTGATGAGTATGCAGAATATTGGGATTAGTACTATACTTTTAAATAAAAATATGATATAATAATAAGGAGATCTATATGCCTAACAATATGGAAAATTTAAAAACTATATTCATGAATAGAGAAACACATAGGAAACTAAAGACGATTGCTGCAAAAAACTATAGACCTATGTCAAAACAACTTGCATTCATGATAGATAAGGAGTATACCAATGAGGTGCGTAGCTTGCAACAAGAATTTGAATGACTTTGAATCTACCCGTAAGGATAGTGAAGGTCATTACTTAGATCTATGTAATCATTGTTATCATTCAGTTGAATCTGACATTCAAGCAGTAGAAGAACGTCCTGATTTAATTGAAGGTGATGATGAAATGTTTGACGATGATGAATGGATCGAATTAGACTTTGATTTAGATGATGAGTAGAGCATAAGCCCAGCGATGAGCTGGGCTAGTGCGTATACGAATTACTTATTACATACGTACATTGTGACTTCAAAGCCGAAGCGCATTTCTGTTGCTGATGGTTTAGTCCACATAGTAGTCTCCTTTCGTCTAAAATTTATATACTATTGTCAGTATATAATGTATATTATACACTATTTATTGACAAAAGTCTTGTTATATTGTATGATTTACAACTAAGGATTACTATGAAAAGAAAATTTAAATTTGTTAAAAGACCTTGGCATTGGGAAGCTAATAACTTTACTAAATCTAAATGGTTTCAATGTTTTAAAACATTACAAAATCAATTTCAATCAGACAATATACGACCTTGTCGTTGGGGATTTATAGTTAATGATGTATATATTATAACACCTAAAAAGAAATGGAAATTTGTAGGTGGTAATGAATGGTATACATATGAAACACTTACTAAGTTAGTTAAAGAATTAAACAAAGATTGTTTTAATCCAGAAAAAGAATTAACATTTTATGACTAAGTTTTTAAAACATATACCTTGTCCTAAGTGTGGCAGTAAAGACAATCTAGGTGAGTATGACGACCATTACTATTGTTTTGGTTGTCAATACTACAAAGTAAAAGATGATCTTAATACATTACGAACAAGAATTAACAGGGCAAAAAGCCCCAGTAATGTAACCACAAGTCTGCTACATACAACTAAAGATCTTCCACAATCTGCTATGAAATGGTTGCTATCTTACGGTATCTCCTTAGAAGAGATAGTAAAATATAACATGGAATGGTGTGAAGATAACGGTACTCTTGTGCTACTAAACACAGGATCATATTGGCAAAGTAGATCGTTTAGAAACATTGGTCCTAAGTATTTATCTAATGGACTTAAACCCTTGACAATTTATGGAGAGGGTGATACAATAATATTAGTAGAAGATATTTTATCAGCAATTAAAGTAAGTAGAATATCGGGTTACTGCTCCGCCCCTTTGTTGGGGAGCAGTCTCCCTCTGGAATGGCAACATAAATTAACAGAACAGTTTGATAACATACATCTCTGGTTAGACAGAGACAAAGCAAAGAATGCTATTCGATTTAAGAATCGAATTAAAAGTTTAGGTAAGAAGTCAAGAGTCATTGTTACAGATAAAGACCCAAAAGAATATAGCAACAAGGAGATAGAACAGTGGTTGAAGAACAAATAATAAAATTATTTTGTCAAGATAAAAAAGTCTTTACAAAATATTACAAGTATGTTAACCTTAATTATATAAAGATTAATTATAATAATCATTATAAATTATTTCTTTGTATTGATAATTATTATAATAGCTATCCTTTAAAGGATAGCATTAATAGTAATGAATTAGAATTACAATATAATAGTAATTATTTATTACAAGAATCAGAGCGTAAAGAACTCATAGCTCTGGTAGAAAGAATCTTCGCAGTAGAAATTACCAACGAAGATGCTGTCATTAATCTCCTTAGCGAGCATCGCAGGCGAGGATTAGCAGGTGACCTCGCCAAGCTTGCTCTTGATGTAGAAGATGGTGAAGCTAGTGTTGATACTCTGCTTGATAAGTTTAAAGAGTTTGATATACAAGACATTGAACAAGAAGATATTAACTTTGTTAACATGGATTTAAATGATTTGTATGAATCACAGATAGCTACTCCAGGTCTACGATGGAGAGTTGATTGGCTTAATAAATCATTAGGTAGTCTACGCAAAGGTGACTTTGGTTTCCTCTTTGCTAGACCAGAGACAGGTAAGACTACCTTCTTAGCTAGTGAAGTAAGTCATATGATTAAACAAACTGATGGTGATATACTGTGGTTTAACAACGAAGAACAAGGTAAAAAAGTTGGTATCAGAGTATTCCAATCTTTCTTTGGATGTGAGCAACGAATACTATTTGGTCAACAGAAAGAAGCATATAATATACAGTACCAAGACATAGTGGGAGACAGGATTAAGATTTTAGATTCTGATGACAGTAGTCATTACAAACGTATCGAAGAGATTCTTGAGTCTACTAATCCTGCTCTCATTATCTTTGACCAGATAGATAAGATCAAAGGTTTTAAAGGTGATCGTAATGATCTAGAACTTAAAGCAATATACCAATGGGCTCGTGAAATAGCTAAAAGATATGCTCCAGTAATTGCAGTATCACAAGCCAGTGGTGAAGCAGATAATAAACTATGGTTGACTATGAACATGGTAGATGGTTCTAAGACAGCCAAACAAGGTGAGGCTGATTGGATGTTAGGTATAGGTAAAGAAGCAGACAACACATCACGACTAAGATACTTTAGTATTCTTAAAAACAAATTGATTGGTGATGCTGATACATTACCTGACTTACGTCATGGAAGCACACAAGTATTAATTAAACCAGAGGTAGCAAGATATGAAGACATCTAAACCACATTTAGTACTAGATGTAGAAACAACAACAAGTAACAAAGGTAATCCCTTTGATACAACAAACAAGTTGTGTTACGTAGGTATGAATGATGACGTATACAACATAGAGTTTGATGATGAGCCCTACAAGGATAATCTCCTTAAAATCCAAGAGTCTATTGACTCTGCCACTGTTCTTGTGGGGTTCAACATCAAGTTTGATTTACATTGGTTAGCAAGATATGGAATTAAATTTGCTAACAAACGTATATGGGATTGTCAGCTTGTCCACTTTATTCTTGATGGACAAGCTAACCCATACCCTAGTCTTAATGGTGTTGCTGAACACTATGGATTAGAAAGCAAGTTAGATATAGTATCAGAACAATACTGGAAGAATGGTATTGATACACCTGATATACCAGAAGACATTCTTGTTGAGTATTTAAAACAGGATGTTAAACTAACAGAACAAATAATGATTAAACAAATGGAAGATCTAAACAATCAACCAGAACTAAAACGTTTAGTTAGTTTACATAATCAAGACTTACTAGTCTTGCAAGAGATGGAGTTTAATGGTATACTATATGACTATGATAAAAGTAAAATATTAGGAGATGAACTTGAAGAACAAATATCTAAACTGGATAAACGATTGTATATGTACCATCAATTTGATGACTTTAACCCTAATAGCGTTGATCATCTTAGTGCTTTCCTATATGGTGGCATTATTAAATACAAGCGTCAGCGTCCTGTTGGTCATTACAAATCGGGCAATCGTGTGGGTGAAGTCAAGCTTCAGTGGTTCGACGAACAAATAGAATTGCCTCAAAGAGTTAGACCATTGAAAGGATCAGAGCTCGCTAAAGAAGGTCTTTACTCTACGGATGAAAAGACCTTACGCTCGCTTAAACCTAACAAAGAAGGTAAAGAAATTCTAGAGTTGCTTCTTACAAGAGCAACATTAGAGAAAAGGAAATCAACTTACTATCATGGATTAGTTAAGTTGATTGATGATAACAAGTGGAACAAAGGAGAAATACATGGACAACTTAACCAATGCGTTGCAAGAACAGGAAGACTTTCAAGTAGCAGACCAAACCTGCAAAACTTTGACGGAGAAATCAAGTCCTTGTTCTTGTCAAGATTTTCAGGGTGATTGTTATGAAGGATAAAATATTTATTATATTAGTTAGCCTTGTTTTAATATACACATTCTATGGAATTACATACAAAGCTTGGATAGACAATGTTATTACAGGCTGATGCTAAACAGTTAGAGTGGGTAGGTGCTGCCTATTTATCTCAAGATGATCTTGCAATCAAAGAGATCTGGGAAGGTACTGATATGCACTCTGATAACCAAGAAAGATTTGGATTACCATCTAGATTAATTGCTAAAACATTTGTGTTTAGATTAATCTACGGAGGTAGTGCATACTCATATGCTAATGATCCTAACTTCAAAGACATTGGTGATGAGAGCTATTGGCAAAATATTATAGATCAATTCTACAATAAATATACTAAACTAAAGGAGTGGCATGATGAAATAATGTTCTTAGCAAAACGAGATAGGAAACTTACTATGCCTACTGGTCGTGTATACAACTATAAACCAGAGGTTACGAGCTATGGAGTTAAATATCCACGCACTAAGATACTAAACTATCCAGTGCAGGGCTTAGGTGCTGACTTAATGTCAATAGC